GCGACTTTTGTTTTTATTTTTGTCTTTTTTTTTTTATGCATTATTTTTTCGCCTTTGGTTAATTAGCGACCTTTAAGTTATTGAAAAAATCAGTCCATAAACCGATTTTCTTGTGAAGGTCATATTCCTTTCTGACATATCTGCCAGCGTCCCTGCCCATTTTTTTTCTTTCCTGCGGGTTTTCAATCAGGTAGCTTAAATGGCGAAACCAATCTCTTTCATCCTTGGCAATAAGGGCGTGCCTTACTTTTCCCTCATAGCAGACATTGCTTACCACTGAAGGGATATTATACCAAGAATATTCCACCCACTTCAGCTCTGACTTGCCGTGATTAAGATATAGGTCAGTCAATGGAGCAATCCCTATGTCAAACCCTAATTCTGCGAATTTCTTGGCATAAATAGCTTGGTCTAGTTCCCACGGATAATACTTTAGCCATTTGCACTTATACTCCTCGCCAAAACCGAAATAAATAACTTCTGTCTGGGGATACTCCCTGTGGATTTCCGCTAAAATGGGAGTAATAAATTCCAAATCCTTAAAGTGAGAATCACCGCCAACCCAGCCAATTCTTATTTTCTTATCCTTGCACCTTCTGTTTTTAAAGCGACGGACATCAGGGTCAATGCAGTTCGGCAATATTTCAAAATTAGAATTATACTTTCCATAAACCTTAGCGATAAAAGGGCTGGGGGTAGTGATAGCGTCCATCCGTGACATACAAACATAAAATCTTTCTTTGATGTCTTCAGGCAACGGAGTCATTGTCCCATTGTCGTCATCCATAATGTCATCTACATCCAACACCACTTTTTTGCCCCTCTGGTGTAAAATGGCTATGATTTTTGGTCTACGAAAAATCTTTTGAAGCCAAATAACATCTGCCCAACTTATATCCTCCTCTGTTTGAGCTTGATTCTGCCTTATTTCAAACGGTAAATGCTGAACGATTTGTTTTATTCTGTAATATCCAGACTGATAGTCATTCGGGACTGCTAGGATTTTTACATTCATTTTCGGGTTACCTTTACTAGTTTTATTGTCATTATTCCCCACTCTTCTCTGCTCTCGTCTCTAGGTTCTAAAATTTCTACATTGTATTTCTTGCTTCCCTTGAGACCATCAATCAGGGGCTTGCACCCTAAATCTTCCCGATTCCAATAATCGTCAAATATCACTACGGTCTTTTTGTGCATCAACTTCTTGCAATTATTCCAATCACTTTCAATAGTTTCTAAAGAGTGCCCCCCGTCAATAAAAATTAAGTCCATCTTGGGTAGTTTTGTTTTTGGTAGAATTTCCTTAGTATCTCCCTTAAAAAGATAAATCTTAGCTCCCAAGCCACCTAACTTCTTTTGTATTTTTGCTTCCGATTGAGGAATCCCGAAGTTCTCTGGGTTTCTGTCTTCTTTTTGTATATGTTCTTGGGTTATGTCCTCAAACAAATCAAACCCGTAATATTTAACATCATCTCTGTGTTTCAATGCTTCTTTTATCATCATCTCTGCCCCTTCTCCGTGGCAGACGCCAATCTCCATTATTTTTTCGGGTTTAATTTCCTCTATAATTTTGATAAAGTTTTCATATCTCATTTTTATGCGGCTTCCTCTCAAGATAATCGTCTAGTAATTGAGAAGGAAGGTATTTTACTGCTTTATAAAACACATAGGGAAAGCTAATTTGGTCTCTTACAGACCCTTTACAGATTTCCGCCCACCATTTTTCGTTCAATCTTTCAATCCTCTTTGTGTGTTTCCTAATAATCAAATAACAAGCTCCCAACCCAGCGCGCTCTGGGAAGCCCTCTTCTCTGTATCTCTCAATCTGTTTTTCGATTGTCTCGAGATTGCCAATCCCCCTTGCCATACAATCTTTAGCTTCCTCGTAAAGACAATTCTTGGCAGGGTGGCGGAATACGGCAATCTCAGCGCCCTCTAGAAGCCCGATAAACTCCTTTGCTGGTCTCTTGAGAAAAACATTTCCATCTACCCATATACTGTATCGGGTCGGTATAAAAAGGTGAGAAAGAACTTTGTAAATCTTGGCATTAAGAACTGGGCTTTTGAACCTATTGTAAGCAGTGAACACTTTTATATCGTCCCTCATCTTATCTCTTTCCCCCGTAATAGCCGTATAAATTGTCGCCCTACTTTTTCTCATACTTGGTAGTTTTTAGCTCTTTTCTTTGAGCAAAATACTCTGGGTATCTCTCCTCTTGTCGTGCTGTCCCCTCAATGTGCTCAACAATGATGTTTTCGTCATAGGCAAGAATATATCCCTGACGGATAGCGTATTGAGAAAAAATATAATCCTGTTCGCCGTGGAGGAAGTCATTTTCGTCCCAGCGGAAATCACGGTAAATCTCGCTCGGAGCGGCGCAGCAAATGCCGCCCAAATGCGGTGCTAAGCCGAAAAAATGCTCGCCAACATACATATACTGGGTTCGGGGAACGCCGCCAGGGCTGTCACGCAAGCCCTCTACTCTGGGCGAGATAACAATCCTTTTCTGCCTCTTGTAAACATCAACAATGTCCCGAAGCCAATTGTCAGTCAGAAAAAGGCAGTCATTGTCGGCTTTAATAATAATATCGTAATCTTTGCCGATAGCGTCAAGGGCTTGGTTTGACCCTTTGGAAATGCCCACATTTTCTTTGTTGCTAATGAGCTTGTGCGCCTTGCCACGCAGCCATTTGCGAGTGCCGTCAGTTGACCCTTGGTCAACCACAAACCAGTCAAACGGATAACCAGCCCTGCGCTTCATCGAAGCAAACATCTTTTTGGTATATCCCAAGCGGTTCATTGTCAGGGTAAAGATAGCTGCCTTTGCTTTCTTTCTCTTGCCGTAGATTGTTTTGTCTGGCCAAATAGGGCAAGCCGACGGGTCAAATGTCGGCTTAATTAGTCCAGTTAAGGGGTCAATTTCGCTTTTAGTCCTAAACTGGTTAGACCCTTTGTGGACATAGTAAGAAGTAATAATGATGGGGATGTGTTTAAACTTATACCCCGCCTTAAATAGTCTCACCCATAAGTTCCAGTCAGCAAACTTGGGCAGTTCTTCGTCCCAGCCGCCAATAGCTTCAATCGCTTTTTTGCGGATAAGGACATCAGATGTGTCTATATAATTTCTCTTTGCCAGCACCAAGCCGCTAAAGTTATACGACGGCGCTTTGACCTTCTTTTTTCTTGTCCACCAGACACTATTGGTTTCGTCAATCAGCCAGCGGTCGCCGTAGACAATATCGCTGTCGCCCAAGTATTTAAAAAGAACCTGCAAGTGGTCTCGCAAGTATTCGTTGTCGTCGTCAAGATAAGCAATTAAATCCGCTCTAGCAGCTTGCGTGCCTTGATTTTTAGGTTGTGTATGCTGCCCGTAATTAGTGTCACGCCTAATAACACGTATCCGACTATCTTTTTGGGCAAATCTCTGGCAAACTTTTGGAGTTTCATCTTGGCTGGCGTCATCAACAATGACCAGTTCCCAATCTTGGAATGTCTGGTTGATGACTGATTTAATTGCTTTTTTTAATCTTTGCGGACGCTGGTAAGTCGTCATAACGACGCTAATCAGCGGCTTTTTGACTGCATTTTCCCTTTTTCTCATAGGGTGTTTGCTCTCTGTTGGAAGCTCTCGTTTTCAGATGGCGTAACACCCTATACGAGAGCCCCCAGCAGAGAGGCCATCTGTTAATTGTTAAAGGTGGTAAAACGGCAAATTGCCGTTGGCAATCAGCTTTTGCAGAAACTCTTTATTCCTGCTGCTGATAAAATGCCGAACAAATTGCTTGGCATCAATAATACCGTTTTGCATCAGCACCAGCCCAATGCCGCTTAAGCTGCGGTGCTGAATGCCGTCGCTGGTAACATAGCCCTCATCATCACGCTTGTCATTGATTACCGCCCACCCCTTTGAAGTCTTTAGCCCCTTAGGGACGCTGCACAGCCGTCTGTTGCCCCAATACAAAACATCAACATCTTGGTTTTCGTGCGTGCCGACAGTTTCCCCCTTTTTTTCGCCAGCAATCTTGCTAACCAGTGGCTCAATATGCAAATGGTTATCAAACTGCTTCAGCCAGCTTTCAAATGTTTTTCTAATCAACATAATTCGTGGCTCATCCTTGCCCCCGCAAAAGGGGCAAGGTGAGCTACCAATTTTAGTCGCCCAACGAAGCTCCAGATTCTAGACGCACCATTCTCGCTGAATTCAGCTCCTTGTAGGCAAAAGCTACTTTCCAGCCGATTGACCCGTAAAGGTCAAGGTCGCTGGCAGGATGTGGATTCTTAATAATGGTTTGCACGTCTTGCAGCTGGCTAACGCCAAAGTGCTCTGGGCCGAAGATATATGACTGATAAACATCAGTGGAAGCTGAACCTTCCCCATCAAGCACTAATGCCTGAGTGGTCATGTAGAACTTCACACCATACATCTCGCCGACAGCACCAACGCCTTCGCCTCTGGAAGCGCCGACAGCGGCATCTCTAAACTGGGCAAAACCTTGCGGCGTATGCTTCAGGATTTCCGCCCATTGGGCGGTATCGCCCTGAAGGTCATATTTCACATCGGGGTGGATAATGCCTGCATAGCGTCCATCGGGGAAGGGAGCTGCTTTATTGCTTTCCAATGAATTGACTGCCTCACGGATTTCGGTAATGTCGGCATCAAAGCTGCCATCGGTAGCAATGCTGTTTCTGGCAACAGCCGTGCCTGCATATTGAGCGCTGCCGCCAGCGGTGAAAACACCATCGCGGATAACGGTATCAATTGTCAGGCTGGCATTGCGGGCAAGATTAGCTAGCATCTGCTCATAAGAGCCGGGCAGCATTGTTTGCTGTAGAAGGTCAGAGATGAGAACTGAACCTCCGTATTGCGATACAGTTGCTGTCTGGTCTTGAGCGCTCAAGGTGTGCTCATTTGGGTCAGTGCCTTCTGTCAGCGAACCGCTGGCAGTCATGTCATAAAGCCCAATCCAGTGAGCCATTGTTCCTTGACCTCTACCGTGGGTGCTCTTCATGCCAAACCTCCAGAATAACAAGTTTTCCCGCAAATTGCTCAAGAAAACATTGTTCCAATATTCAGCAATCAATTCAGCTTCGGTACTAGTTGTAGAAGCGGCCATCGTAATTCACGCCTTAATTTATCCTGTTCTCTTACCTGAAGAATATTGTCCTTTGGGAAATATTTTCTCGTAGGTCGGCAATTTAGAGACAATTTTGCGCTGTTCCTCAAGGGGAAGCTTGCTAAATTCGTCTCTGGTAATTGCTCGGCCTTCTCCAAACAGCCGTTGACCAGATTGGACGGTAGCGGGATTAGCCGCCTCCTGTTCTTTGCGTTCAATTTCTACCAGCTTTTGCAATTTCTTGCCTTCTGGCGTCTGGGTATAGGCGTCCTCCCAGCTAAGATTGCGCTTGCTGGCAATGTCGCCAACAAGACTGGCAATTGATTTGGCCTCTGGATAGCTTTGGGTAAAGCGTATTTCTTCCAGCTGCCGCGCCAACTGCTCAACTCTTTCGCCGCTTGATTGCGGCTTTTGCCGAGATAAAACCTTTTCGCCTGCTTTAGCAAGGCGCTGCATTTCCTGCATTGCCTCGCTGCCGACAAAGCTGTATGTCTCCTTGACGCCGCTGATAGCCTCCTCTAAAGAGGCGTAATTGCGCCCGCTTGCCTCGTTAATCTGGTTTAAAATCTTCTGTTCGGGAGATATTTCCTGGTTAGCATTCACTCCTTCTGACGAACCCTTGTCTGGGCTGGTGTCAGCTGGGAATGTTGGTTCGCCAGGGACGGAAGTGGGATTGTCAACCATAGTGGTTTGTTATCAGTAAGATTTGTCTTCGACCTTTATTTTTATACATATCAGTTATTCTCTAAACTCTAAAACATCACGCGCTCCTTCAATTTTCCTGATAAATTCATTAAAAATCTTCTTAGCCATTTTAGCGCCGCATAATTCCTCGGTGCTATTGATATTGTCAAGCGAACAAAGACGGTCAATTTCTTCCTGTAAAGCTTGTTTGGTCAGCCGCCAAAAAGAGCTTTCCGCTATTTCGGCGTATTTTTCTTCTTTTTTAATATTCATCTTTTTACTCTTTTGGCTCTACCGCCCTTTTTTTTAACTTCGACTACCTTTTTTTTGCCGCAAAAGGCAAGACGGATTTTTTTGCCGCCTCTGGTAACCCAGCGGTAGCGGGGTTTTGTCCCGTTAGGGCATCTAATTGGCATTATTTTGAAGTTACTCTTTTATTAGCGCTAAGCGTGCCTTCGACGCTGGCACGCTGAAACTCGCCCATTGGCGTTGCCAAGCTTTTCCTCGGCTCTGGAGAAGCTGGGCTGGGCGGCGTAACAGGAACTGCCTGCCTGTTAGGCATAAAGCGGCTGATAGGAAGCTCAAGCGTTTGCAGGTATTCTTTCACTACGGAGTTAATGACACCTAAATCTGCTTGTGGCAAGCGTCCGTAAGTCAGCAGGAAGTCATTAAGGTTGCGCAGGATAAGGGCGGTGTCAAGCCGTTCTGCAGTAACCGAGACATCAACATCATAATCGGTGCTAAAGACTTCCTTTAAAACTTTTAACGGGCGGTCATTGCCCCACTTTTCCAGCTGGCGGCGGACTCTCCCAATCAATCTTCTTTTGCCCAGCGGTGAAAGGTTCTCGCCTTTGGTGGAAAGGACATAATTTGTATAAGCATCGTCAATAATCGCTAAGTCTTCTTTCTCGCCAGTAATGCGCAAGATTTCGCCGTTTTTTAAAGACTCAAGGACAAGGGGAACTAAATGCCTTTTAATAAGGCGCTCAAGGAAAAGACCGACATTTTCCTGAATAAGGTTGGAAATTGACCTTGCGCCGCGCTCTTGGACAATAGCTGTCGTCGCCTGCATGCCTGGCGTGCTGGGGACTTCCATTGCCCCAGTAACTTTTTCCGCCATACCCGTCATTTCCAGCGGCTCACGATAAGCTGACGGCTTGACATCTGATTCACGAAGCTCTTGAATATCGTCCATATTGTCCACCAGCAAAACCCCGCCTGCCCTGATAGCTTCAAAGTCGCTTCTTCTCAATCCCGAACCCTTGCGGACTTTGTATTTGCCAGCCAGCTTGTTAAGCAGGTCTTCACGGCGGATATTGACAATAGCATTAATCCACTCTTGAAGGCCGCTGATTTGCTCTGGGATGCCGCGTCCGTGAAATCTGCCCGGCACGCGCTTCAGCCAGCACTCTTCGTAGGGCTTAATGTTTTTCTTGTTCACTTCGGCATAATGGGGGATATAAGTCTGCTCGGCAAGATGGGAAGTCGCCCTCTTTTGCGGCGCTCCGCCAGAAGCAATCAAATGCCCCTCTACCCACTTGCCAGCGTCAGACTTTTTATTGGTCACAAATGCCAGTGGGATTTTGCCCCAGCGCTCATAAATAGTCGTCTGCGGCACTGAACCTTGGGAGTAGTCAATGTAATCAAGGTTTTTCCATTTGCCGCGGTAGCGCTCAATTTCATCAATAGTCATCACCGCCTTTTCAATAATGGGCACTTCCTGAAGGGAATAGGCAGCAGGGTCAACAATGACGTTGAGGGTATCAACCACTTTAACCACAGGCAGGTTGCGCTTAAACTCCTCGTTGTAAGCCAAGTAACACTTGGCAATAGCTGTGCCGTCAATTGCCAGGCGGCGCAGAAAATCGTTTAAAAACTCGCCAAAGTTTATTTTCTTTAAAAAGTTAGCCAAAATGAGCTTCATCAGCAAAGCGCCTTTGCTGTCTTTGCCTTCGGGGTGGCGCAAATGGATGTCTTTTGTGTCAAGGTCAATGTTGGCAACCATCCTTTCCACTGTCCATTCAGTCAGCGGTATCCAGATTTTGCTTAAGTCGCTGGTATCGTCGATTGAGTCCTCATATTGGCCAAAATAGTTTTTGCGGGCAGCGTCAATCTCGCTCCGCATATTGAAGTAAGCGCTGTCGCTGACCCAGACGTCGCTATGTTCCCAGGCGCTTCTCTCACGGCTAATAAGCGCCAGGGCTTCTTTTTCCCAGCGGTTGAGTCGAATGGCGCTAATAGATTGGTTGGCAGGCATATAACAAAAATTGTTAGTTAATGAATTTTGGTGAGCGGAAAGGCATAACACGCACCTCGTCAAAAGAAACAGGATTTTCTGGCAGCGGCCAGACAGCCAGCGCCAGAGCAATAACGCAGTCATCGTGCATCCCTTCTGGTGCGCTTAATTTAAGTCTCCCTCCTTGGCTATACTCTATGCCGAAAGTTTTTAATTCGTCAACTAGAATTTCGTGGTTGGGGAAAGTGAGGCGCTTTTTTTCAATCCAGATAGAGAGTTTTTCCAGCAGGGCTTCTTTTGATTTGTTGGTAAATTTGTAGTCTCTAATGTTAAGCCCCCGTCCGCCAGTTTTTAAAACATCAGATAAGACCTCACCCAAGCCAGTGGTATCCATCCAGATTTGGGGTCGGCCGTAATCACGAGCCAGCTCGGTAATACGCTTCATTTGCAGATTGTAATTAACTCCTTTAAAGCGGTCAAGGCAGACAACGTGATGGCGGGAGCGGTCAATAATCACAGCAACCGTGAAGTCTCTAAGTTTTGCCCAGTCAATGCCCATTGTGTAATAATGGCCTGACTCATAAGGGGCGAAATCGCCAGCAATGCAGTCATCAATGTTGCGGAAGAAGTTAGCTGCGCCGCTTAAAAACATAGCCCGAAAGTTCTGGTTGAAAATGTCTTCCCGCTTGATTTCTTTTAAGCGCTCCCACTCTTCAGGCGGGAAATATGGATTGTCCCTTGTTTCAAAGCGGAAAGAGGCACTATCGGGTCTGGTTTTGGCTTTCAGCCATTCCTGATAAAACCAGTTCTGCCCCCAAGGGGTGGAAATGAAGACGCTCTTGCCTCGGCGCGAAGAAAGGCGGTCTTCCAAATACTCGTCCCAAATCCTCCGCGAAGATTTAGCCGCTTCGTCAAAAATGAGCAAATCCAATTCTTCTCCCAGCAAGCCAGTCGGGTTTTCTACGCTTTTGCACTGCACCCAAGACCCCCAAGGCGCTTTGACCATTGGCAAAGGTCTTTTGGTAACGCAGGAAGCCAGTTGGGGAAAGCCCTTGCCAATAAGTCTTACCAGCTTAGAAAACACTTTGTCTGCCAGGTCATAAGTCGGAGCAACAATCCAAATGTGCTTATTGTCTTTTAAAAGCTCTCTAAGAGCCAGATAAGCGCAGAGTTCGCTCTTGCCAAACCTCGTCCCCGCCGCAAGGCGAATATGCCTTTTCTGCAAATAAGCATCTAAAACTTTCTGCTGGGCAGGGAAGGGCTTCCATTGTATTTTCTCCTGAAGAAGCTGGTCATTAAGTTTCATAAAGATAGGTCAATGCCATTGACCAAACCCTTGTAAAGATTTCCCTCTTGTAAAGATTTCCCTCTTGTCAGATTTCTCCCTACTGTGTGGGGGGACTAACTCTTATTATTCCCTTCTGTTAAGGAGGGGTGTAGGGGGTATTCCTATACCCTTCCTATAATCGTTTCTAAGGGCTTCTATGGGGTCTCTAAGGCGTTTTTATCAGTTAAGTTATTATTTCATCAGTAAAAGTATCTATTCCCTGTTCTGTTAGTTAAACTCTCTCGAGGGTTTATCTTAAGAAAAGGGTTTTCAAGAGGGTTTTCTTGGTAGTTTGTCTAAAAAAGGGGTGTGTATGAGAGGAAAGTTACCTCCCCCTCTTGCCTCCGTTGGTCTAGCTAGTATTAATCCGCTCTACTTAGCGTTAATCCTTATATGGATAAGTTAAGTTAAAATTCTGTTTTTGTTCCTTATCTTTGTTCTTTTTCTCTCTGCTTTTTCTGTCTGCGGGAAAGTTATTCAAAAACCTCTTCTCTGGCCTTATAAACTCCCAGCTGGATTCTTTTATCCGGGTATTCGTTAAGAAGCTGGTTTCGCTGCTTAATGGCTTCTAGCGCTGCTCTTGGTTCAGCAGTAAACCCCAGTTGGGCTAACTTTAAAGCAACTGCCTCACTGGGCATGTATTTTTTTAAATAATCCTTTAAGCTCTCTACTTCTTTTTTTACCAGCGGGTGGTTTTTCAAGCGCCAAGAGTTACTACGGGCAATTGCTCTGTTTTTTGCTTTAAAGCCAGCTTCTAAATAAATATCAGCCAGGTTGCCTTCGCCTGTCAGTAAGTATTGAAGTAAATTCTTGATATACTTCTCCCGTTTAGGGCTGGAGTAATATCTTATTGGGACATTTTCTTTTGTTTTCTTTTTAGCCATTTTTTTGTTTTTCTTTTTAGTTTAACTAAACACTGGCGCTGATTGTCAAGTTTTCCACAGCTAAAATCAGTCAAGGGTCTTGACAAATGTTTTTTTTTGCGTATAATGGAAATGAAGGATAAAAAGTCCTTTCACAACTAAAAAGTCGCAAACCTTGCAAGCTTGCTCTTGAGAGACAAAACACGGCAGGCAGGCTGGCAGGCAAAAAAAACTCTTGCCTTTTACACTGGCTCTAGTTATAATCAAAAGCCGAAAGTGTCAAAGGAGTTAAAAGTCCGCCTCTTGCTCGCTTGTTCGTGTCTTATCTCAAGTTATCGCCGCTTTAGCGGGGATAATGCCGTAAAGGCACGGCAGGCTTGCAGGGGGCGGGCTTTTAAGTTATCACTAGCACTTTAAACAAAAAATATGTTCCAATACAAAAACGGCAGCCACGAAGAGACAAAAGTCTTTCTCCGCCTCTCGCTCCTGCTCAATTTTGCTCAATCAATTGGCGTCATTGTCCTTGTCTGGCTCTTGCTAAGAGCTGCTGACCTGATTGACGCATTGGTTGTTTGCCAATAAGCAGCTAAAAACCGCCTTTTGATGGCGGTTTTTAGTTTTCCTCGTCTTTGCCGCTTGCGGCAAAAATAGCGCTTATCATCCACCCGAGCAAAAAACTAAAAAAGAAAACTAAAAAAAACTTAAACAGAGAAGCCATATTTTTTCTTTTTTCGCTTGCTAACTTTATAACCCGCTTTATGGGCGCATAGCGGGCAAAGCAATCCAGTTAATTCTACGAGGGTTTTTTCTCCTGTAAGAAGATTTTTTCGCCACACCGTTGCTTTTACTCGGTAACCATCGCCAGAAGCAAAAATCAAGCCGCAAGCTAAACATTGGGTTGCTTTTTTCATTTTTTAATTGATAAACTTAATGCCTCTTTTAACTTTTGCTTTGCCAGCTCCAGCTTTTGCCTATCTTCTTGGCTAAAGTTTTTTGTCCTTAATCCTTTAAGGGCACTGTATTTTTTGCTTAACTCTTCAAATCGGGCAATATCGCAAATGCTAAAAGAAAAATAATTGTTTTCTTTGTCTACCTTGATAATGCCCAAATCAGCCAGCCACCTGAAAAAAAGGCAGCTTTTCTCTGGCAATAAATCTTTTTTTTGCTCCACCCAGTTGGCAAACCTTTTTTCAAGCTCCAGCAGCTCGGTTTCACTGTAAAGCTCCTCATCGGCCAAAACCGTCTTTTCTAAGCTTATGCCTTTAAGGTCTTGGCGCTTAAAAAACTCATCACCAACAGAAACAATCTCGCTTAACCTGCCCGTCAGCCAAGCATCCTTTATCTTCTCTGCTGCTTGACTGGCAACCTCAAGCGGGCTAACTCTGCCTTTTAAATAAATCTTTGCCATTTTAGTAGTAACCCACCTGCGGCTTATCTTTTTTAGCCAAAAACTCGGGCATTTTCTTTTTCACTGTGCCGATGTTCCAGTTTTCTTTCCACTCCTCATCTTTCTGGTTTAGCCACTCCATACAGCGGATAATCTCCGGCGGCGTTCTCTCGCTCATAAACATTGTTTTAATGTCCCGATGAACTGGCTTAAACTCCTCGCCTTTTAACTCAATGCCTTTTAGCTCCTGATACTTGGCAATCACCTGCCAATACCAGTCACGGGGGAACTGAATAGCTTGCCTTTTTTTCTTTTCACTCGGCGGACGGGGGTCAGCATACCAAGTCTTGCCGCAGTCGGCGCAAATATACTTTGGCACCATCTGAACCTCCATCTTTAAATGCTTGCACTCTTTGGGCTTGGGCAAATACTTGGAAACAATCTTGCTCCAGCTGATATTCTGCCCTTCTGGCAGCTGGTAAATGCTCTCAAACTTGGGGAACTTCTCATAAAACAAAATCGCATACTTGATAGTTGTCTCGCTTTTGCCCAATGACTTGGCAATTGTTCTTACTAGGCGCTGGCCATAAAGCTGGCTGCGGGTAAAGTTTTCTTTTTCTTGGCTAATCCGTTTGCCGACGAAGTAATAAGTTTTGAGCAATGTTTCCCGATAATGCTTAATGCCTTCGCCAATAACAGCATTTAGGTCATCAATCAATGATTGATACCATTCGGCTTTAAAAAGGGATTTGTTTTTCATTTTCAGCAACGCTAACTTTAAAAATCTTAGTTAATCTGCCATATTTGTTGGCTACTTTGTCTTTAAGCTCAATGCGGACTTCGCTATTAAGGGGAACTTCCTTCATTCTAGCGTCTAGAGTTACACACCCCCAAATCTTTTTTATTCCGCCGTCTGGAGTTTGGATATGGTAAAGGCGGGAGTTATTCGGGCCGACATCTTCTTCCAAGTCAACATACTTACCCTCCAGCACTGGTTCAGCATCCCAATCGTGACGGTCACTAGGGACAACCTCTTTCCATTTTTTTTCTTTTTGCTTATTCATCTTTGGTTAAATTATTGGTTAATTAACGACCTTTTTTAATTCTGCCAAGGTGTCTCCGCATATCACTCTGTTAATAAAATCATCCTGATATCTCATAGTTTTTTACTTTGTTTTTGGTCATAGGTTTATTAGTTAATAATTCAAATTATCCCGTAGGATACGCCCTACGCCAACCCTTTTGGCTATTGGCGCTACATAGATTTCTTTTTGGTTTCTTTTTCATAAATTACCCAACAATTAGGAAAGTCTTCAAATGGTCTCTCAATCCCTAAAAATTGTTCTGCCATATAATCTCCTAATGTCTTCCCCGCATACTTTCCAATTAAACAATCCTTCCACAACCAAAAGTCTTTATCTGCTTCAATTTTTTTTGCTTTGTTTTTAGTCATACGTTTATATTCCTAAGTCCTTTTCTCTGGCTTGTAATTAAGGTTA